TTTAAGTATATTTATACTTAAATTAAAATACAAAAGTTTGTATTTTCATTCAAGTTCGGGATCGATACTACAATCATCATCTACAATAGTATAAATACCATATTCTTCGTCTTCTTCGTCTTCTTCATATTCTTCATTCTCACAGTGGGTTCCGTCTTCATATTGTTTAGATTGGTTCGCTTGGTTCGCTAGTTTCGCTTGGTTCGCTAGTCTTTCTTTTTCTAGAGCTTTTAATTTCTGCATAAGTTCTTTATCAAATGACAAATTTTTTTTTTTTGTCACTCTTACTGGATTGAGAATTGCACCTTCTGGCTTTTTAGGAGAAATGCATTTTTTTAAAGCTGGTTTATGTGTAAGTCCCCGTATAGGAGGTAGTGTTGACATATTCAAGAGTTAAAATATTAAAATAAAATGGAATCTTAATTTGTTTTATTTTTCAATTTTTATAAAGTAAAGTTTGAATTACAAATTATTAATAACAACATCTTGTACGGATTGTCCTAGTTGTTTTATTATAGGATATTTATTATCTAGCTCTGTAAATGCTACATTTAATGTATTAAAATCACCTAGAATAGTAAATTTTACATCAATAGAATTATCAGATTTACCTTTGCCAAAAAATAGTGGTCTATGGCGTATATTTGGTCCATTTTCCATATCTTGTGGTACAATAACATTTTCTGTTAAATAATTATGGCATGTCTTAATTATTTCTTTTATTACTAAATGATCAATATTAGAAATATGATATCCATTCTCTGTAATTTCAATTGAATTAATAATATTTTTAATATTATCTAAATTACTATATTGTTCAATAATATATTTAACGTAAGGAAGAAGATCTTCTAATTCTGATTTTAATAGATATTCTCCATTTTCTGGAATAACGATTAATCCCACGATATCATGTTTACGTTTACAGATAATAGTTTGCATTTTAAATAATATGGATTGAATATAAAAAATTATAAATTCAATTTTATAAAGAATAATTTGATGAAGACTTATTATATATCTCCAAATATCTGCTCCCTTTTGTTATTCTTTCATAAATTAAATTTGTTCCAAATAAATGAGATAGTAGTCTCATATTAGGATCAGATGAATAAATTACATTATCATTTTTTAACGCATCTTTAATAAAAAATAAATACTGTGCAATGTCTAACTTCATTAAATCAATCATACTATATCTAATTTTTAATAAATTATATTCCATTACCAATACATTATCCCCATCATACTTATCTATAATTGTTTCTTTTGAAAATATTGGTGTTAAAATTAATTTTTTATTATCATTTATATCTACATATACACTACCATCTAATGTATATAAATTAATCTCCATACCAAAGTTTATTGATACATTATTATATGGTAGTCCCTTTGTATTAATTGCAATATTAGAATTTTCATTGGATGAGAATAATTGTGGTAAAGTTTCAATAAATAACAATGAATTTTGTAATTTGGTACATTTTTCAATAAATGTATTATCACAACCGGAATGACAACTAATATTTACAAAATTATTTTTTTTTAAACTTTTAAATTTTTTAAATATTTCATTTGCTAAATTATTCATACCTTCATAAGTAACTTTATAATATATATTTAATTCTGGGTTTAATGACCACCAATATGATGAATTTACAAAAAATGTATATATACTTTGTTCATAATTAGGAATTATATAAAATTTTTCATTTCTTTTATATAAAATTCTATCATGTTCTAATAATTTTATCATAATTAAAATATCATTTCTTAAACTTACATTTAATGTAGTTAGATACTGATCAATAACATATTCTATGTCTAATATTTTTTTTCTTAATCCTGTTTGTTTACAAAATCTACCAATAATAATACATAAAATTATTGTATGGTAAATAATATCTTTTTTTGATGCAGTTGTTGTACCATTTTTAAAATTATCAAGTGTTAAACCTCCAGAAAGATTTGATATTAAAATATTATTGGGTACATTAAAATTAATTTTATATTCATTTCTTTTTAATTTTTCAGATTCAGTAGCTCCATGTGTATGAAGTAAGTCATATAATGCATTATAAATAAAATTATAATTCTTTGATGTTTTATAAAATTTTAAACATTCATCATATTTAATTCCATCTAATTTAGATCTAAGTTCTGGTATCATTAAATGTTTTATTTTAAGAGCATATAAAATTCCAATAAATAATTCTTCATGTAAAATAATTTTAGGGTCATTTGAAATTATAGCATCAACCAGATTAATAAAATCATAATCTACACTTAATTCATTTTTAATAATTTTTTGAACTAAAAATTTTTGAGTTTCTGGTGTATATTCAAATAAAGTTAAAATTTCACTATCATGTTTTAAAACTATAATATCCTGTTTATTTAATGTTGGATGTATTTTTAATAAATCGTATACATTTTTTAATGAATAAATACCATATCTTGGTTTTATCATTTTATATAATCCAAATTCTTTATTATTAAAAAAATTATTATAAGTTCTATATTCTGGAAAGTAGGATAATACTTTAATATACCAATTTGGTATAAATTTAGTATCATTTAATAAACAATTGTCCATAATTATATTTAGATAAATAATATTTACTTAATTTAATGAATAATATACCTGTTAACTTAATGAAAGATTATGATAATTATATATATAATACTCCAAAACCCTATAATAATAGAGCAGTATATGGTGGAGAAATTAAACATATAGATTATGATATAGAACATAATAAAATAAAACCTAAAATTAATAATACAGTAACATTAAAAAATGGAAATAAAAATGGTGGTGAAATATTTGATAAAAATAAAAAAATAGAAGTAAGTATAACTAAGAAATATAATTGGGAATCTAGAAATTATTAGTGAAAATAAAAATTTTTATTTCCACTAATAATTTTACATCCGGTGTTCAGTTCTGCACACTGGACATGTAGATTTCCCCTTATCTCCCCACTGTTGAATACATCCCTCATGGAAAATATGATTACAAAATGTCTTCTTCACTGTGCCTTCGCACTTATCATGACATATGCAACAAATAGTAGATTGATTAACATTCATTTCATGATCAGTCGAAACACTTGTCCAATCGAATGATTGAACTTCTGATGCACTTGAAAATATATTATCGAGTATATCTATAATATATCTTATATCATCTAATTCTTCATCATCTGGAATATGTCTTATTGGATCAATCATTAAACTTACAGAACGGGAATGCCAGTTCAAAAAGTTATCATAAACTGACTTTTGTTCATGTGTACCTCTATCATATTCTAATCGAATGAATGAAAATGTCGAATCCATCGATGTACGACATTCGCACAGTAATGTACAGGTATCGCATGTATTAGTATCGTGTAAACTGGGATTCTCTATAGTCAAACATGTAATGATAGCACATATTTGGCAATGAAATTCACCAGATGCCGCACCTGCATTCCATGCAGGTGCATTATTTCTTAAAAAGGCATGACGCCACGAGGCAATATCCGCTAAAGACATAAACGTAATATTGCTAGTAGAAGCTAATAAAATAATGTAAAGTATACTAAATAATTGATATTTTTTTTTCAATTTTTTTAATATTAATTTCAATCAAATACTTAACTTTATAAAAATAATAGTTCTACAGATATATAAATATTAAGTATGGAATCATTGTTGTTAGTGGTGTTTACCACTATTTAATCTGTTAAGAATATAGTAAAAATTTGATTTTTTTTAAATTTAGTATTTAAACATTAACTTATTATAAAGATTAATGTTTCTAATTGATAAATATGATATTAAAAATCCATGGGATGTTATGTACAACCATGATATTTATAAAAGATTATTAAGGTTAGATTCTTTAAATTCATGGTACACTGATTCAATAGCGATTGAAAGAACTTTCGATAATTTACCAAATATTTTAATTCATGGTAAAGAAGGTTGTGGTAAAAAAAGCTTAGTGAAAATGTTTTTAAGAAGAATTTATGGACCTAATTTGAAGATGTTAAATATTAAGTACATTATAAGTGGTTATGGGAGTAATAATATAGAAGTGGAGGTACCTCAAAGTTTATATCATATTGAGATATTTCCAACAGGTACTGGATTAGATAAGTATTTAGTTCAGGAGGTAATAAAAGAATATGCATCAAAAAATTTGTTACTATTTGAAAAAGATAGAACATTTAAAATTGTGTGGATTCATAATATAGATGATTTATCATATTACGCCCAAACTGCATTAAGATGTACAATGGAGAAATATTGTAAGACATGTAAGTTTATTTTGACGAGTAAACAATTATCTAAAATTATAGAGCCATTAAGAAGTAGATGTTTATCAATGAGAATTCCTTTACCAAATGAGGATGATATAATGAGGGTCTTATTAAATATTTCAATTAAAGAAAATAAATTTTTGTTATTAGATCAATATAATGATATAATAATAAAATGTAATAATAATATAAAATTAGCGATTCAATATTTAGAAATGAATTTTTATGGTATGCCGATTATTGTTTCATGGAAGGTATATTTATCTGATATAATAAAAATTTTTAATAAGGCAATAAAAAGTTCTATAAATGAGCTTCATATAAGTAAAATTAGGGATATATTGTACAAGATATTTATAACAAATATTAATGGGACAGAAATTATAAAGGAGTTATTAAATCAAATGTTGTTAAATTTAAAAGATAAGGACTTAACATATAAGATAATAGATAAATGCACACATTATGAAAATTCTTTATCAAAGGGCAAGCGTACAATAATTCATTTAGAAGCATTTATTTTTAGTGTTTTAAATTTATTAAATAAAAAATATAGTAAATAATATATATGAACTTTAAATATATATTATGTATTGTAATATTCTTTGTATTGATTAATTTATTTAGTAAGAATGAGAGTTATAATGATAATGATTATTTAAAAGATATAATTGTTAAAATTTATTCGCAGAATTTAGAATATAATTGGTTAGAGCCATATAAAAATGATTCATCACATGAATCAATAGGAACTGGATTTTTTATATCGAAAGATTTAATTTTAACTGCAAGTCATGTAATTGAAGATAGTATAAGAGTTGATGTTACTTTGCCATCTATTGGTAAAAAGAAATTTAGAGCAGAAGTTGTAAGTATAAATCCATGGTTTGATATTGGTTTATTGAGAGTCAAAGAACTAGAAGGTAAAAAATGGTTAAAATTTGGAGATTCAAATAAAATCAAATCAGGTGATAAAGTTTTAGCAGTTGGATATCCATTAGCTCAAGATAAATTAAAGTTATCTTCTGGTATTATAAGTGGAATACATCAAGGAGAAATTCAAACAGATGCACCAATTAATCCCGGTAATTCAGGTGGTCCTTTATTAAATGAAAATAAAGAAGTAATAGGTATTAATGTGAGTGGTTATACAATGGCAGATAATATAGGATATGCAGTTCCAATAAATAGATTTAAATTGTATGAAGAAGAGATGAAAAGTGCTAAAAGTAAGTTAATATTTAAACCTGTAATGGGTGGTATGTATACAAATTCAAATAAAGAATTATTAGATTATTATAAAATTAAGGATGATGGTATTTTAATAACTCAAGTTTATAAGAATGGTCCATTAGAAAATGCAGGTATAAAAGGAGGGGATATATTATGTAAATGGGATAAATATTCTATAGATAAATATGGGGAAATAAAAGTCGATTGGTATAATGAAAAATTAACTTTAGATGAAATATTCAATGAATATAAAATTGGAGAGAACATAGATATTATTTATTATAGGGATGGTGTTAAAAAAAATACAAAATTAAAATTGGGATCAATTGAATATTATAAAATTAGATTAATGTATCCACAATTTGAAAATGTAAATTATGAAATTATAGGTGGGATCATATTTATGGACTTAAAAATAAAACATTTAAATAAATTAAGTTATACCGATTTAGATAAATATAATGATTATAAAAATCAAATATATGATAAAATTGTAATTACAAATATAATGAAAGGATCTTATATTAATAATTTAGAGTTATTAGAAGAAGGTATGACATTAGAAAAAATAAATAATAAAAAAGTTAATACTGTAAAAGAGTTAATAAGTGAATTTAAAAAATTAAAAAATGAAAAGTATATTATATATGATTTTACAGATGGGACAAGAGTTATTTTGGAATTAAGTAAGATTAAATCCGAAGATACATTTTTAATAAGTAAATACAAGTATGAAATTAATTATTAGAAATTTATCTTCAGCTAAAATTTTTTATTAAATAATCTTGGTTCTTTTCTATATATCTTCATTTCGATTGTTTGCCTATCTAATTTTTTTGTATCAATTAATATATCAGATAATTCATCAATTATACCTTTACATTCATTTAATAGCAATAGTGACTTACTATTTGCAGAACTAATTAGTTCAAATATATTTTTATCAACAATATCTTTGGATTTATCACTATTAAATGTGTATATATCATGTTCTCCCATACCATATTTTAAAATCATATCTTCAGCTAATTTATATGCTTGTTCAAAATCTTTAGAAGCACCTGTTGTAACACTCTCACCAAAAAATATTTTTTCAGCATTTCTACCACTTAATAAAACTACTAAATGTGAAAATAATTTTTCTTTTGTAAATATATTAGAATCAATTTCATTTGTTTCAAAAACTGTATATCCTGGATTATTTGGTGATAAACTATTTAAATAAACTCTTGATAATTTAGAATGTTCTTTAATTAATAAACCACTCATTGCATGACCCATTTCATGTACTGCTATTCTTTTAATCATATCTCTGCTGAACAAATTTTCTGTTTCTTTCCATCCAACCATTGACTTACTCAATACACTTTCTAAATCATTATTTGATATTTGTTCTCTATCATCACGTAATGCATTTAACATAGCTTCATTTAATAAATTTTCTATTTCAGCACCGGACATTCCATTACTAATTTCAATTAAATAATCATTATCAATTGTAGATTCCATTGGTTTTCCTAGTGAATGAATTTTAATAATTTCTTTTCTAGTTTTACTATCAGGGTGTTCTATGTAAATCTTTTTATCAATTCTTCCAGGTCTTAATAAAGCAGAATCTAGCAAATCAATTCTATTAGTGGCACATATCAAAAAAATTCCATTACTTTTTCTATATCCATCTAATTTTACTAATAATTCATTTAATGTATTATCTCTTTCAGCACTTGAAGATTCACCATCACCACTTCTAGATCGTCCAATTGCATCAATTTCATCAATAAAAATAATACATGGAGCGTTATTATCAGCTAATTCAAATAATTCTCTAATTCTAGAAGCACCAACTCCTACATACTTTTCTTGAAATTCACTACCTGATACGGAAATAAAAGATGCGTTTACTTCCCCACTAAATGCTTTGGCTAATAACGTTTTACCATTTCCAGGAGGTCCTTCAAAAATTAATCCTTTGGGTGTTCTAACATTATATTGCCTATATTTTTCATAATTAATTAGAATATCTGCAGATTGAAGAAGTTCTTTTTTTATTTTTTCATAACCTCCTACATTATTAAATTTTATATCTACATTCTTCTCAATTTTAAAATTTTTACTACTAGTTTTTTTATTTTTATCTCCTGGAGCAGTTCTTATATTAAATAAATCTTGTATATATTTTTGTTGTTGTCTATGGCTTTCCCTTTCTTCTTCTTTTTTTAATTCTTCAAGTTCAGATTGATTAAAGTTATTATTATTTATTATTGGTTCATTAAATAAATCAAATTCATTCGATCTAATAACAACTCTTATACCAATAGGTTCTATCAGACTTTTATTATCTGGTTTCAAAAAATTATCGGATATATTTTTGGGATCATAATAGATATAATTATCGTCATTCTTATTTATCATATAAGCGATATGCGTATTATATATCTTAAATCGGTTTATAGTATTCACATTAGGAATAAATGCCTTACTTACTGTAAGGCATGATATCAAAATAAAAATTATATTCATAAAATAAAACTATAGTCATATTTCTAAATAGTTTCTATTTAGAAATATAAATAATAATAATAAATACTATTTACATCATAATATAGATCATCATCAATGTATATTTTTTAATCATAAAAACAAAATTCTAAATTATTATCAACTAATACTTCATTAACAACATCTTTATAATGACTTACTATTTTAATTTCGAAATTATCTGTATAAGTATTTCTTTCATCATCTGACATAGTATTAATTATTCTTTTATAATCATCCTCATTTTCGGATGGTACTAATACTTTAGTTGCGCCTGCTCTTTTAGCACCATCTAATTTTGAATCTAAGCCACCAATTGCATGAACTTTTCCATTTAAATCTATTTCACCAGTCATTGCAACTGTATTTCTAATTTTAACATTACATAATCTAGATAATATAGCACTTGTAATTGCAATACCAGCAGATGGACCATCTTTTGGCATAGCTGCATCTGGACAATGAATATGTAATCCAAAACTGCCAACTTCATCCCATTCTGTTTTGATTTTCTTTTTAATATCATAAGGTAATAAATTCCAGGCAACAGTTTTAGCACATCTCATCGATTCTTTCATAACATCACCTTGATTGCCTGTTAGTTCTAAACTTAATTTTGTATCGGATGGAGTTCTCATTACTTCTATAATAGTAATACCACCAGTACCAGCAGATGTTGCATACAATCCATTAACTAAACCAACTTGTGGTTCTTTTGCAATTTTAGTAAATTGTACTCTGCTTCTATCAGAGAATTGAGTCTTAATATATTCTTCTGTAACTTCAAATGGTAATTTAACATTTTCTTCTCCTAAAACACGAGTTAAATTAATTTCTCTTATTAACTCAAATAACCTTTCTCTTAATTTTCTAACACCAGCCTCTAATGTATATGTTTCAACTATGTAATTAATTACTTCATCACTAAATATAAAATCTTTCTTTTCATAACCAACTGTTTCTAATATTTCTGGTAATAAATATTCTTTTGTTATAAATACCTTCTCCTTTTTAGTAATTGACTTTACCTTTACTTCTGTTATTCTATCTCTTAATATAGGATCAACTAAACTAGCATCATTATATGAAAATACTATCATTGTCTTTGATAGATCTAATTTAATTCCACCAAAATACTTATCAGTATATTCTTGATTTTGTGAAGGATCAGTTAAATGAGTTAAAATACCTATTATTTCTCTACCATTTTCAGTCTTACTAACTTTATCTAATTCATCAATGTAAATAACAGGATTCATACATTTTGTTTCTATTAATATATCAACTATTCTACCCCATGTTGAACCAAGATAAGTATAATTGTGCCCATCTAAAAAAGATCCATTACTTGCCCCTCCTAATGCTATAAATGCAAAAGGTCTACTTTCACCATTTTCATCAATTAAACATTTGGCTAATCCTTTTTTACATAGAGTAGTTTTACCTACACCTGGTGGTCCTTGAAACCCAAATGTATTACCTTCCATTTTACCATTTATCCATTGAGCTATTAATCTCTCAATATGTTTTTTAGCATCAATTTGCCCATGAATACATGCATCCAATGTTTTTCTTACTTTACCCATATAATCTTTTTTAGAATGCTTATATCTAGTCCATTCATTAAACAAATTCATTAATTGACTTTCTATTGATTTCCATTTATTAAATTCTTCAAATATTTTTAAATTCATTTCAGTATTATCTACTTTTTCATATTCATATTCATATTCATTAGTTACATTAAATACACGACTTTTTACCAATTTTGGAGAATTTGGTAATCCATATAAATTATTTTTTAAATTCTCTAACTCTCTCTTAATATTATAACTTATTTCAGATTCAATCTTTTCTAAAACATCATCGTCATCATCATTACATTCATCTATTTCTTGATTTAGTTTTTTCATTTGATCTAATTTTTTTAATGAAGAATCTGTTTCATTTTTAATTAAACTATTATCTTCAGAAGTCATATTATCATAATTTTTATCTTCTGATAAAGATTTATTTATTTTTGATAAGACAACTTCTATTTTTACTAATAATTCATCCAATTTATTCTCAGTTTCATATGAATCTTCTTCAAAAAATTTAAAAAGCTCTAATAATTCAGTTTTTACAAATTTTATTGTATCATCTATATCATTCATCTTATTAGTAGATTTTTTTAAATCAACAAAAAGTTCTTTTATATTTTTTGAAAAATCATCTAAAAATGTAAGAATTTTTTCTTTTTTATAAACACCAAATGGTATTTTTAATAATCCATCCAAGTAATTCATTGCTTTTACACTTTCTTTACTGGCACTAATCTCTTTTAATTTATCTAATGCCTTTGATTTTACATTATCAGGAGCTTTCATTTGAACAATTCTATCTTCGTAAGAAATATTATCTTCATTTAATGATAATAATTTTTTTCTATAATTTTCAACACTCTTAAATGCAACTTTAAATTTCTTTTGAACAGACCAATGTAAACTTTTAAAAATCTCATCTGCCATAAATTGAGGTTTTATACTATCTGAACTAGTTGTTATCATGTCATATAATAAATATGCTAAATGTATCGTTTCATCATTATCACTTATTAAAAATAATGTTAAGATCTTTCGTTGATCTTGTAAATTACTCATTAAAAATTCCTTAACTAATGATGATAGTAATTGACCTTTAAGTTTATTTAAATAATCATAATCTCTCTTTAATTTTCTTAAAATTTTATCTACCGCCAAAACAACAATATCTCTAGTATTCATTTGATAAATATAGGATACGATAAATTCAGATGGTATATCTGCTGTTTTTATTTTTTCCTTAATATCACAAATCTTTCTATTAAGAATATCATGATTTTTATAAACATTTAGTGGATCTTTTTTAAAATATCCATTTACAACTAATTTTTTTTTATCACATGGAATTTCAATAACAGCTCCATCAATTTTTTCTATTAAAGATGCATTTAACATATCTAAATTTTGAATTATTATTCTATCATTATCAGATTCTTTATCTGATTCTGATATTTTTGTACCAATTGGTATAAAAACATTATCCAAAAAATCTAAATATTTTGATGTAGATGTATTAAATATTTTCTTATTATCTTTTACTAAAATATTTACAACTGTCATTAATGACGATGATCCACATTCACATACTAACTCAATTACATTTTCTTTTATAGAGTAAAGTTCTAATTTTAAATCTATTACATTGTTTTTTCTAAAATCCTTAATTTTTAAAGGATACTTTAAATTTGTTAATTTTGTTAAAATATCTTCTATTTTTTTCATAGTAGAATTATATTTTTCTTGATTAATTAATCCAATATCATAATTATTTTGAATTCTATCAATAATATCAATTATTCTATTTTTTGTTTTTTCATGTGATTCATTATATGAATTTACATATTCCAAATTATATCTAATATTATTCTGAAGTATTATTGTTGATTTTAACAATTTTTGGGTTGGTTTTAAATCCATTAAAATATATTATAAATTTATAATATATTTTAGACTTATTTATATGTTTATTAAATGATATCTATTCAAAATATTTATTATTAATAATAAAATATATACAAATATATATGTCTAATTATTTTTGGACTGCTGACGGTAATTATTTAAAAAAATCTATTTATGAACATTTAGATAATTTTAGTGTTACAAATGATAAATTTTGTATTCAAGATACATGCTTATCAAAATCTGAAATGATATTATTAAAAGAATCTGTAGCTAATTATAGTATATTTCAAAATGTAAATGATAAAGATATTCTTACTGAACGTGAAGTTAAAGAATATCTTAAAGAAATATTCAGAATAATTTATACATCATCTGGCGATGAACAAAAAAATAATATTGACAAATATCTATGCCATGGTTTAAAGGGTATTAAAATGAATAGTATATTTAAATTTTCCGATAAATATCAAGAATTAGACTTTAATCAATTATATATGGCAGCTCCTGATTTTGAGATAAACACATTAAATTTTAGCGAAGAACAAATTAAAAATTTTATTACAAGTAATTTAATTATAGATCCTGACGATTCAAAAAAACGTTTTGTAATTACAAATGATGACATTACTAATGTTGTCTCAAAATTTCATTATATTCAATATAATAATATAATAATTTTATTAGCTAAAGCTAACGCTAGGGATTATTATTGGAAAGTAATAATTTATTGGGATCAATTAATTAATGACGCTTATATTAGTTTAGATAATGAATACAAAGAAACTTTTAAAACTAACTTTGATAGTATAAATGCTATTAATTTTAAAGAAACTATTACTAAGATTGAATATATGAAATTAGTTGATGACTCAAAAAAAGTTTCTATAAATGCAGACATGTATGATTTTGAATCCTTTAAAGATAATATGTTTATAAAACAATATAATATATTACTTAATTTAGATACAATAACAAAAGAATATTTCGATGGAGTAATTTATGAATCTAATAAATTTCAATTAACTGAAATTAATGATGATGATAAAATAACAGAATTAAACACTCGATTAGGAGTTGATTTTATAGGTAAAAAACATTATATTTTAGATGAATCTGAATCATATAATATTAGACTATTAAGAGTTAAATATCCAAATAAAGAAAATTATCAATGGCAGATATTATATTTACAAAATGAATCATTTATTGAATATGATGATGTAAATGATACAAATAATTTAAATTTATTAAATAATACTACTCAGGATACTACTCAAGATACTACTCAGGATACTACTCAGGATACTACTCAAGATACTACTCAAGATACTACTCAAGATACTACTCAAGATACTACTCAAGAAGGATTTATAAATAACTATAATTTTAAAAATACTTCAAATAAAGTTAATTTGAATAAACCAATATTTGATAAGTTTTATATAAAATTCTTTAAATAAAAAATTGACATATTATAATATAACAATTTAACTATTATATTATAATATAAAATGTGTGGAATTTGGGCTTACTTACTACATCAGCATGTTGATTTGGAATATGATAAGGTACTAAATAATTTCATGAATATTAAAGGAAGAGGTCCTGACAGTATGAAACTAATTCATAATAAAAATAAATATATGCTTGGTTTTCATAGATTATCAATTATGGATGTGTCAACAAAAGGGAATCAACCATTTGAATATTTTGATGAAAGTACTAATACTAAATACACATGTGTATGTAATGGTGAAATTTATAATGCAAGTGACATTAAATCAACATTAGAAAATGAATTTAATTTCACATCAAGTTCTGATTGTGAAGTATTGATTCCATTATATATTAAATTTAAAACAGAAATGGTTAATAAACTTGATGGAGTTTTTAGTATTATTATAATTATTGAAAAAGATAATAATATTGAATATTTTGTAGTAAGAGATAGAATTGGAGTTAGACCTCTATATATTGGTCGTGATAACTTCAAAAATTTTATTTTTTCAAGTGAATTGAAAGGTATGAAAGATATTGCTATTTCATCAAGACAATTTACACCTGGAACATATAAACTAATTTCTTTTAGTGAAAATAATTATAATGAGAGAACTGAAACATATTATAATATTAAGAAATATTTACAAATTGATAAATTTAATTCAGATCAAATAAATTTATATAACAAAATTTGTAATACTCTAACAGAAACAGTTAAAAAGAGATTAATTTCTGACAGACCTGTATGTGCTTTGTTATCTGGTGGATTAGATAGTAGTTTAGTTTGTTCAATCGCAAGTAAATTATTAAAGGATACAAACCAAAAATTATATACATTTAGCATTGGAATTCCTGGAAGTACTGATGTTAAATATGCTAAAATGGTTTCTGAATATATTGGATCTGAACATACAGTAGTTAATATTACCCCTGAAGATGCTATAGCAGCAATCAAAGATGTAATTTTGGCTACAGAAACTTATGATATAACAACAGTAAGAGCATCTACCGGACAATATCTGGTTTCAAAATATATTGCAGAAAATACTAATTTTAAAGTTATACTATCGGGAGATGGAAGTGATGAAGTTACAAATGGATATTTAGAAAATTATATGGCTCCTAATCTAGAAGAATTACATAAACATGCAATTAAACGTCTTAGTGAAATTCATTATTATGATGTTCAAAGGGCCGATAGAGCTACATCAATACATGGATTAGAATTAAGAGTTCCATTTTTAGATGTTTCATTTGTTGACTTGTATTTAAATATTGATCCAAAATTTAAAATGCCAGATAGTAATAATTGTGAAAAGAAACTATTAAGAGATTCATTCATAAATAATTATCTACCAAAAGAAGTTTTATGGAGACAAAAAGAAGCATTTTCCGATGGTATAAGTTCTCAAGAAAATTCATGGCATTCTATTATTCAAAAGTTATGTGATGAAAAAATTACAGATGATGAACTTTTGAATGCAAAGGAAAAATATAGTTATTGTACACCTACAACAAAGGAAGCATACTATTTTAGATCTATATTTGACGAATTATATGGAGATAAATTTAGTAATGTAATACCAGGATTTTGGATGCCTGAATGGTCTAATGCAACTGATCCATCAGCTAGAACATTAAATATATATTCTAATAAAGAAGATATAAATAATAATTGTAAACAAAATTATATTTAGAATAATACTTTATAAATTTCTTAATTTTAAATAATCTAATTCAGAAATTTCTAATGGTAGGATATTATTATTATTAATTATATATTTTATTTTTTTATTATTTAAATTTGATAACATATTATTTAATGTCATATCGCCTTCATATCTTATTGGTATATCAGATTTATTATAATCATTCTTATGGCATTTATTAAATTTATTATCTTTGTAAAAAAAAGTTATTGTTTGATATTTTAAATTTTTTGGCAAATTACCCGAATATATGTAATTTTTGGGACATGATTCATTATAGTTATAATGATACATATAGAAGTTATTTATAATGCTTAATACTAAAAGAATAATTAAAACAACAATTAATATTGTCATATATTAATGTATAGAAATTAAAATAATAATTTAAATAAAAAATCTATATTTATATATATTAGAATGAGTTCCAATAAAATAGATGAAATTGTTAATATTGCATATAAAGCATTTTTTAATCCTTCTAAAAAAAATTACGCTACAAAAGCTATTTTAATAAAAGAAGTATTAAAAGATAATACATTATTTAAATTTGATAGAGAATCCGAACAATCTGAAATATTATTAGATGCATTATTTAATGAAGAACTTGTATATGTTAACGGTACATGTGATAAACTAGTTTTTACAAGAAAAAATTCAGATAATGATAACAAAGTATTAGTTACATTTTATTTATATAAAGATTCTAACGCGGTTGATTCTATAAATTCAAATATTAATATAAATGCAATAAACAAATTTATATTATATACAAATAGTGGTAAAAGATCATACGTTACCTTACCAATACAAAATTTTGACGTAAGTACAAAAAAATTACATGATAAACTTTCAGGATTTATAGAAGCTGAAAAATCATTAAAAAAATGTAAATCACCATATGTTTCAGTTCAAATTAGTGAAAATTTTAGTACTTTAGGAGATATAAATAAAATTTTTAAAAATATAAATGAAAATGATTTTAAAATATTACTATTAAATATAATATATGCATTATACTTTCATCAAAGAAAATATCCTGAATTAAGATTAAATTTTAGTGATTTAGATTCATTTTTATCATATGAAAAACAAAAGGCAGATAGAAAATTTCATTATTTTGTAAATAATATCCATTTCTTAGTTCCTGATAATGGATTACAAATTAAATTCCACGATTTAAGAAATTCAATTATTCATCCTGAATTAGATAATGCTTCATTAAATGCTAAAATGAAAAAAAAATCTCAATCCGAAGATTTAATTGATTTATTAGAGCTAATTAAAAAAGTAGTAAAAACTGATAATAAAAAAATTGTAGAAAGTTTAATAAAAGCTATTAAAAAAGATAATCTTAATGCTGAAAATATTCTTCTTAATTATTCTTTATTCTCTGAATTCAAAGAAACAAAACCTGATGTACAACCTGATGTACAACCTGATAATAATTTAGAATCATCTCAACC